TTATTGACCTGACGGGTAATTCTGCCGGCCAAAAGGCGGGGTTGAAGCTGTTCTGCGTAGGCCGCAGCGGCTAGGGCCGTGGCGATAACCCTGTCATCCTTGCCCCGTCCATAGGCGGCAATGCTGCCCTGGTCGCGGACAATGCTTTTCATTTCCTCAATGAGTTCTGTGGAATAGACTTTCATAATCCCGCGTTCAAAATAGTCTTTGAAGTAGGAAAGCATCCGTTCCTTGGACTGGGTGGTGGTCATCCAGCCAATGCTATTGCTCATTCCGCCCAGCGTATCGTTCCTGCGCCAGATATAATTCTGCATGTGGGCAAGGACGTTCATCAGATCGCGCCCCTGCTGGCTATTCATAGAGGTCGCCTGACGTTTCAGGTTTTTCAATTCGTTGATGACCGCTTGACCGGGGCCATTGACTTCCAGATTCAGGGTTGAGTTCTTGTAGGCGCCGGCAAGGTGGGCGATGACCCAGGCAAACTGGTAGGTATTCATTTCGCTGGTGTTAAATTCAGCGACTTGATCCATGCCATCGGCGTAGCAGCGGAAGACCTGAATACAAAAGCGGTCTGCCCAGTCGCTACTGCCATAGGCGGGGNCTGCCCCAATGACATAGTACCCGTTGTCTACGGGTTCTTCCCACACCTTAAGGGTCGATAGGCGTTCTGTAGACTTGATGACTTCCGTATCTTGGAAGTAGGCGCCCATCGCATAGCGATAATGGTCAGGCAGGTTTAGCTTGGAGGCTTTTGCTGCGTCGGTGCAGCGTGAATTTGAGAAGAAGCTGGTGCCTGTCATTACGAAGGCATAATCTTCGGTAGGCGGGAACTCCTGATACATCAGGGATTCATCTTTGATGCCTTCGTGCATCTTCCAACGCCACCAGGCCATTTGTCGGCTGTTGATTTCAACGCCGTATAGCTTCTTGATGTCTTTGACCCATTCCTTTTCTTCCGGCTTTAGCTTGCCATCCCAATAGACTTTGTAGACGGCAGAATCCGGTTCAACGGCATATAACTCATTGCGCCACCAGCCGCAAAAAATAGCCCTCTGGGTCTTGGCCCGTTTGGCGGTGACGTACATGTCATGGAACATATTGAAGCCACGCGCTGTGGATTCAAACATATAGAAACGGCTGGGATTGGTTTCAGCTAAGGAAGCCAGGAGCGATGCTAGTCCTTCCTCGTCTCCCCATGAGGAGGTTTCTGTCCCGTGCAGATAGGTGATGGCCTTGCCTCTNCCTAAAGTACCTTTCGAACGTAAGCCCGCTATCTGGTAGAAAAGCCGTGAGCGGTTCTTCAGCGTTAGCTGGTTTCTGTTGTGCTGGACGAGGGGTATCTTCCATTCTTTCGGCAAGCCTTCCATATACATCGCCAGGGTAGACCGGAACATATCCCGGTTTTCCTCTGTGTCTGTGGTGAGGGTTCCCTGAAGGCCGGGATGCAGGAAGTGCCAGTACAGGTCTAGCGCCAGGGTTATTGTTGTGATGCCTAGCTGTCGGCCTTTAAGACAGACAAAGAAATGTACGTCTTCTTCCAGACCCTTTGCAATTTCATTCATCACATAGGTCTGGGTGCCAAGAAGGCTTTTCAGATTTATAAGGCCGTGTTCCTTGGACTCAATCTTTAACTGAGAGCAGAACCTATAGAACTGCTTGATGTTAAAGTTGCTCATGCNGCGCGCCAGGGAAACCCGTCAGGATACTGGGACTGTTTTTGTATATTCTTCAAGAAGAAATATGGCTTTGTGTTCCAGCGGGACGCCATACGATAATTGACTGTGTACTGGCCGGTGGCAGCATACGGGACATTGCTCTGGGTAAGGGTTGCCCACACATACCTGTCTCCGACCATCAGTTGCCCATTGGTCTTGTACCATAGGGGGGCAATGCCGGCGCAGAGTTCCCGTTTCATAAAATAGCAGTTTACATCTACCAGATCGCCAAAATGTCCAGTCGCCTCACCATCGTCGTTGGCAAANAAAGTCCCATCAGGCTCGACCAGCTTCCGAAGGCTGTAGGCGTATTCGTTGTTTCCGATGACATTTACAAGACTTTCAACATGGTTCGGTTCAAACCAGTTATCGTCATCAAGGAAGCAGATATAGTCTTCGACAGTCAGGTATGCTGCGGCTGCACAAACGCCACCATTCATCATGGCGTTGCCTCCGGTCTTGACTGGCAGGGCGATAACCTTGACCCCCTCCGGGATGTCGATATTCACCGGCACACCGTCAAAGAATACATAATGGGTGCAAGGGTAGGTCTGGGCTTGGACAGACTCTATGGCTTTGAGAAGCGTGTCCCGGCCTGTAGTGGCGGTAACTACAGCAACAGATTTCATATCTGTATCCCCTAGAATCAGAGAACTAGAATAATAACCAATATGACAAAACACATAGTTACGAAAATGTTCATGCCATATTTCCGTATTGCGTGACCCTGCGGTCTTCGACTTCTGGCTTCTCCAGAAGCTGTACCTTACGCAAAGGGTCTTTGAGGGCAATATCGGCGTTGGTCTGGGTATAGGTATCTATTTCGTCTGAGTCTTTATTGCCCTTCTGCTTGGCGGCAACGCCGCAGCCGGGGCAAAAATGTTTGATCTGGTCGCCAAAGTTCTCGATGCGTTGTTTCCACCAGCCAGGGAATACCTTGTGTCCGTTGTCCTGGTTTCGGGCCACATCAAAGGAAGCGGCCACTTCACAGAAGTAGGACCGCAGTTCCCCGTTGCGTTCGATGATGGTTGCGGACCAGTCGCGGTTAATCTCGCACTGGGTAATCTTTTCCCACATCTGGTCTTCTGGGTAGATGTCTTTGATAGCGGTTAGCAAAGGGGCATGGACGGAATTGCCCATATAGGTCCAGACTACGGCGCCATCGTCCCTAGCCTTGGTGGACATGCGCTCCAGGGCCAGCTTCGCCCTTTCCTCGCCATGAGCGTTCAGGTTGTAAGTCCCGAAGGTCTCATTGCACAGGGCTTCATGTTTGAAGGGGTTATTGGTCCAAATCCCGCGCTGTAGCTTATTCGGGATTTCCTCCTCGAATATCTTACACAGTTCCTGGAACTTGGAGTGCATACAGGGATTGCCACCAATCATGGCAATGATCCCGTAATAGTCCTTAAGGCTCTGAAGGGCTAACCGGAAGTTCTCCGGAGACATCTCCCAAAGACCATCCTGATTCGCCAGCAACCGAGTGCAATTGGAACAAGCCAAATCACACTTGTTGGTCACATCAATGCAGATCACAAACATCTGCCTAGGACCACGCATCCTAGAAATAGCCTCTTCAGCNCGCATGACCATTCACCCCAGGATCCAAAGCCGCTTCCACCATCGAAACCCAAATAGTNTCAGGACAAGGATCATCCAAGGCCATAGCAGCCTCAATCATACCTTCCGTGGGATTGCGAAGCTCCTTCAGAACCGCTTCAGCCTGGTCCAACAAAAAACCCCTAGCATCACTAGGCAANGAACTCCAAAACGGAGCCTTACCCTCTAAAGGCTTGTTAAACTGATAGTAGATGGCCTTCGCCATCCGCTCAACCATACTCTCCATGCTTATCCCCTAAACACAATTTCCCCCTCCTACCANCAATACTCATAAAAGGGAAATTTCCTTGGGGTGGACTGCGTCGGGGGGCACGCCCGCCACGCTTTCAAACCCCATCGACTCGGCCAGAGTCACCAAGGCTCAATAGGTAAGCATTATCACCCTACACCTTATATATATAGGGTATGGGATACTCGATTAGAGGGAAGGAACGGGGGAGAAGGAACACCACCCCATTACCCTGTAGGTTTANGGTTAGATANTATCACTGAACGATCTATGACTTTAAGAATACCATATCTGAGAGTANAAGTAAATAGGGGTTAGGTTAGTTATCTACAGTCATAGGACTAAAGGTTAGTAAGGGGTGCGACACTCTGTCATATGTACGGAATATGGAAATNGGTTATTGTTATCTCACCTAACCAATAAGGGACTAACCAATGTATGACGATCAGCCCACTAAAGCCTTAGACGGTGTAATTATGATTGCTACCGGCGCGATTTGGAAGCGTATCGGCCCGCCGGAAAGATCGCGCAACTTCAACGCTTTAGATTCAAGATAGCGGCCTAAATTGCTACTCTCAGTCCCCCCGGTTCCCGCAAGTCTGTTTAGTCCAGTCTAAGCCCCTCTGATCGGGGGGGGCTTATACGGCACTAAGCCGGAAACCCTAACCTTAGGAGACTAGACCTATGGACCTTTGGAACACCGAAACCGCTATTGCTGACATTGCCGGCCTTGATATTGACGTTCCGGCTTGGATTGACGCGGACATAAGCCCCTATGACGTTGCCGCTATTGTCCAGGGCGGTTGCGAGTCCGGCGCGTATATGCCCGCCGTGACCTATTACCGGGCATTGGAGACAATGCAGAAACATGGCGACGATGTGCTGGAATACATCGAAGACGCCATTGGAGAATTGCCCGT